CACTGTTATTGTATTGATTTTTATTTGTGTTGATTCTGATACTGATCCAAAACCTAAAAGTTTACCTGCGGCTGAATATGTATTTGATCCGCTGTCTGGTGCTGTGGATGAATCATAAGCAATATCGTAATGATTATCTGTAAGATACAAGTTAGCATCTAAAGCCGCTTGTGTTGAATCATCGAAATGTAGTTCTAGTAAATGAAATACTCTTGCTGAATCTTTTTCTACTTCGCCAGTGCCGTTTCCTACGTATAAAGGTGTTTGAAATCTTGATCCACTGTAGGCCATTATATCGCCTCCACTATATCAAACTCCAATGACGCAAACCCATCAGCACCTTCAAAATATTTTACACTTTCACCTGCTAGTCTTACAGTAAGTTTGAAAAGGTCTTTTGATCTTACTGTTTCACTATCTGCTACTGCTGATACAAGTGCTGGTTCAAACTTTAATGATGTACCATCGTGGTCTGTTACCATATATGATTTTGTATGACCTGAAAAGTTTATCATATCACCTGCTTTGAACTCATTGCTGTGATCCATAGTAACTGTTGTTGCTCCTATTGTCGCCGCACTTGCTATGTCTTCATCGTTGCCTTGTGATCCACTTACGTTAGCCAAGTTAGTTGGCGATATAGTAAATGATGTTAAACTGCCTTTTTGTTGTACTAAGAAAGCATATATTCTTCTTACTTTTTCTTGTGATAAAGGTGGCATAACTATTCTTGCCGACCAATATTGTCCACCAAAACTTCTTACTTGCGTTCTACCACTTAAACTTTGTGTAGCTACAGTAGGTTGATTTGATGTAAGTTCTATTGCTGTAATATCTGTATCTAGTGTTGGAGATGCTGTAAGCATCGTATTAAAATGTGTATGTATAGTCATTATGCTGTGATACTCCTTCTACCTGTGTCATTTACAGCTTCATTTACTATTGCTACAATAGTATCTCTTTGTCTTGCTAATGCTGTATTAAAACTTTGTGCGTCGATGGCGTTTACTGTAAATGAAACATTTACATCTCTACCAAGTTCATTGTTTGGTGTTATACCACCTGTTCTACCTGGAGTGAATAGTTCCGGACCTGCTTCTCCTACAATATAACTTTGACCGGATGCTACAGCACCACCTCTTTGTTTACCTGAATATGATTGTTGTGATATGATTGCTAGTTGCGCCGCACCCATAGCCAATATAGCACCTGCTAAGAATGGACCAAATATACCACCTTGTGCTAATGCTTTAGTAACACCTGCCGCAGTATTCATAACTGCTGATGCCATATTCATTGCTTTGTTTAGTTTGAATGCTCTTTCATTGACTTGTGCTAAATCTTCTATTGCTTTTCTGCCTGACTTTCTAGAAAGTTCAAATATTTCTTCTTTGGTAAGTTTAGTTAAATCAAGTTCTTTGAATAACCCACTTTCAATGATACCAAACTGCTCATCAACTCTTGCTTTTGATTGTCTTTGACGATCAGCTTCATATCTTTTTTCAAGCATACCTCTAAGTTTTAGATAGTTTTCATCAAACTGTGATCTATCTTTATAATAATCTTTCAAATCTTGTAAATCTTGTTTATATTGTTGCTCTGTGATTTGTTCTTGCGTTCTAAATGAATCACTTATTGCTTTAACTCTATCACCTAAACTGTCATCTATTTCTTTTTCTATTTTATCAGTCATGTCTTTGGTTACTGCTACAGTTTGTTTGTTCATTCTATCAAACTCATCGATGGTTTCATTTACCATATCTGGTACAATAGATCCACCAACTACTGCTTCGTACATATCACTAAAGAATCCAGTTACTTTATCTTTCATTCCTTTGGTTGTATTTGCTATTTTGTCACCCATATCTCCAAATACACCTACAACATCATCTTTTAGTTGTATTGCTTTGTCATATATGTTTCCTAAAGCATCTGCTACACCTTGGAAGAACTCTACAATCTTTTTAACTACTGCTTCAAGTACTTCAAATCCTTTTTTCAAACCTGGTAATGCTAAATCTACCAACTTCATTATAACATCTTGTACAGTAACAAATATATCAAATGCTAATCCTAATGCTGGTACTACAACATCTCCTACAATAGTACCTATAAGTTTGAATGTAGGTGTTAGTTTTTCAAATACTGCTTTTACTTTTTCTACTATATCTGGCATTTTAGCTAATAAGTCTGTAGCTAGTTTTGTTAAGCCAGGTAACAATGGTGTAATAGCATCTGTCATTAGTGTTCCTAATGCCGCTTTCATTCTGCCCATTGTATCATTGAATAGTTCTGCGTTATTTGCCGCGTCTAAACTTACTATGTTTGAATGTTTTTCTACATCTGATAGTGTTGCCGCTAATGTTTCGGCATCTCCATTTAGACTTGCGAACTGTGCCTGAATAAGAGGCCCTGCTCTACCACCAACTACTTTAGCAAAATCTTCTGTTGTAATGGTACCTTCATTTAATGAGTTGATCATTACTTTCAATAACTCATCACCAGTTTTTAAGTTACCGTTAGCATCTTTAATACTATCGCCTAGTTTATCTGTTATTGCTTTGTATGATTTTTGTCCTTCAACACCAGCTTGTAATCTGCTAGATGTTTGAAGCATAGCTCTGTCAAATGTTGCGGCATCAATACCTGCTTCTGCCATTGCCGCTTGTAGTACTTGGAAGCCTCTAAATGCTTCTTCACTTGCGGCTGATCCTGCCGCTCTGGCTGATTTAGCCAAGTTATCGAACTGATTGATTGTGTCTTGTACTTTAGAAACAACACCAAAAGCCGCAAAAGCTCCTGCCGCCGCCCCTATTGCCAGTTTAAGTTTACCAGCACTAGCGGATAGACCGCCCATTGACCCTTTAACACCTTTTAGATCATTTTGTACTTGACCAAACGCTTTACTGGTCTTATTTACGCCCTCTAAAATGATTTGCTCTTTGATAGCCATTCTGTTTTCTTTGCTCCTTAGCTCTAATATTTAAGTGGGCCAACCAACCTTTGTATTCTAGTAGGGACATTTTCATAACTTGACTTACAGTAATATGTAAGTGCTCGGCTATGGCGAACATTGACCTAAGCTCGCTATCCCCTATTAGTTTTTTTCAACGTCTGCTACCGTTTCATTGTTAGCATTGTTAAGTACAGTTGCTACTCTGATCATAACCTGTGGATCAGCTTCATTCATCAATACTGCTCTGTCTGAATCGTGAAATACTCTTTTACCATCAGCATTCAAACTTTTTTGTACGATAGATTCAACTAATGCTTCCGCAGTTTTACCATCTGTAGTCAACTTTAATATTTTCGCTTCAGTTGCCATTGATGCTGTTGCTCTATAATAAATGTCACAACTCCATTCAGCTACGTGAAACTTTTGTAAATCACCAGCTAACTTCGATTTGAAGTGTGCTAATGCTTTTTCTTTGATATTCATTTCCGATTTTGTCATCGTTTTAATCTCCTTGTTCCAATGAACCCAGTGATTTTCCTCACTGTGGGTTTAGTTATTCCCTGGGGTGCCTGTTTAGATGTACCTTTTTCTAAATATTGAATGTATGGTGTTCTATTAGCAACGCTAAAGCCATCATCATCCTTCTTTTTAGTCCAGTTTTTCCTAGCATACCCAGAACGTTTAGGAGTGTTTGCTTGTGCTACACTTTTGGTTTTATCAGCAACTTCATTAAGCAGTTTTTCAACTGATCTTTCTAAAGCCTTAAAATCGGCTGTGCCACCAAGTCTAACCTTAAGCATTAAACACTCCTTAGATAGCCGCTATTGTTAGTGCGCCTGAACCTTGTGCTGAAAAACTTGCTTCAACAACACCATCTACTGATGATGTGATTGAAAATGAAGTAATGATACAGCTACCAGAAAACTTAGAGTTTGCCGGAGTTTCAGATGTACCTGTTCCAGATGGATATACTTCAAATGTAGCTAGTGTTTCTTGCCCTGTTTTAGACAAAAGCTCATCAAGTTTTGCTTGAACTGTGTCAGCATGATCAAAATATACATCACCTGAAATAGTGAATGTAGATAGACCGGGTTGGTAAGATCTTACACCTGCCGAACCCATTGATGTAGTTTCTAAAACGTCTTGAGATTGTTCAATAGTGAATGAACGTAAGTTACCAATAGCAGTTGATGATAAAGAATCACCAGAATCCGCTAGTTTAATAACTCCGTCAAATCCAGAATAAATCGCCATGGTTATTTCTCCTCGTTATAGTCGTTAAAGTCATTTTCCTTTATTACATCTGCTTCGGCTTTGACTTTAACTTTTGGTTTCTTAGCCTTAACTGATGTTTTCTTTGCTTTTACGATTTGACCTGGTTTCCAAGCCCAACCTTCTTCAGCCACCAACCTTGTGGCTTCTGTAAAACCACATTGTTTGGAATCTTGTCCTTTATATACTATTCTTAATGCCATTATAAAGTTCCTCGTGTATATTTATATTGAACTGTATATGTAATATCTACACGTCCGATTGGAAATGTAGTACCATCATCGACAGTGATCGATGAAACATAACTGTTTAATGCTTGTGTGTTTCTTATTCTATCAACTTCTAGTTTTTCTTCGATAGCTTCTATTAAAGCATTACGTTGTGTGTCAATATTATTTGTAATAGTAGTAGCACTAGCAGTTGCTCTTACTAATCCTGTGATAGTATAATCTATTTCTGCTATTCTTG